ATGCCGCTGTTTGACAGTCTTATCTATCTGGAAGCTGGCAACCCGCAGGTCAATCAGTACCTTGCCAACCTCAGCCTCAACGATGTGCCCGATGCCGGGCTGGTTTACGAGCTGGCGGTCGATTGGTTGCTGGAGCAGCGCAACAGCGAAAACAACTACAAAACCTATCGCAGCGAACTGACCACCTTTTTGCACTGGTGCTTTTGCGAGGCGGCCATCAGCCCGAAAGATCTCACTCGCCGCATCATGATCCGCTATCTCGACTACTGTCAGTCACCCCCTGACGAGTTGATCGCCTATCGCAACGTGGCGCAGTTTATCCTCGACAAGGAGTGGGGAGAGCGGTTGCCCAACCCGCAATGGCGTCCGTTTTTGGGCAAACGGGAACTGGGTCGCACCTTGCCCTATCGTCTTAGCGAGCAGGCGATGAAGACCAAGCTCGCCATCTTGTCGGCCTTCTTCCAGTTCCTGATCCAGGAGGAGTACATGGACAGGAATCCCGCTCTGCTACTGCAGCGGATCAAACGGCCGCCACAACAGGAAGCCGATGATCAGGTGCAGGCCTTCAGCGAATTGCAGTGGTCATACGTGATGCAGGCCGCCGACACCCTTGCCAACGACCATCCGGAGCAACACGAACGCAGCCGTTTTCTCACCATTCTGATGTACGCCTGCTATCTGCGGATCTCTGAGGTTGCAGCCCGGCCGGGCTTTACCCCTGTGATGGGGCAGTTCAGGCGGGATCGCAAAACTGGCGTCTGGGGCTACTTTATTCCGCAAAGCAAAGGGGGCAAACGGCGTACCGTAGCGGTATCCCAAGCGCTGTTGGCGGCACTCGAACGCTACCGCCGTTTCCTCGGTCTCTCTCCCTTGCCGACACCGGATGAACAGACGCCATTGTTCGTTCGTCATAAAGCGGCAGCCCACGGCCGCGAGCAGGGTGAGCTAAACGCCAACCTAGGAATTCGCCAGCTACGGGATTTGATCATGGTGATCATCGGTAAAGGGGCAGAATTGGCCGAACAGGATGGCTTTGCCCAGGATGCGGCCGAAATGCGGCAACTCTCTCCCCATGCTATTCGCCACACCGGGATCACCCATGACATCAACCTGCATGGGCGACCGCTTTCCCACGTACAAGCCGATGCAGGACATGACAGCATCGACACCACTTCGAAATACCTGCACACCAGCAACAGTGAACGACATGAGAGCGCCCAGCAAAAACCGCTGGATCGACTTAATCAAAAAAAGTGAGAGATAACACTCACGAAAGTTAAGGAGCAACGTGACATTATTCCTGATTTTTATTGGCTGCTCTTAGAACACAGAATGGCTTGTTTGGGATGTCATAGAAGTTGGTGCAGCGATGTTGTACTTCTCTGGATGGCAATCGGTTCAGGAAATATTTGTGGCTCACATGGATGATTAAGAACAGGCACCTTCTCATCTGCGGCATACATATTTATCGCGTAACAGAGAAGCAAAAAACGAAATTGCTTGCTGAAACAACGAGAACCCCCGATGCCGAAATCTAAGTAACATCATTTTCGGATTGAACAGCGCCTTGTTATCACACTTGCATATCCAGTCATCATTGGTGATATTGATATCAATATTAACGAGATACCGAGGAGCGGGTATGCAAGTGGCAGTGGTGGAAAAGACCTTCAGGATCGTTGGCAAAGGGTCGCTCATAGCCCAATTCACCTTTATCTCTTCAGGCACGCTGCATATCTGGTTTCCGGATGTGGGCCTGCAGATGGAGGCCCACTGCAAAGAGTTGCGTATCGAAGATTGCACCATTATCTATACCAATGGCCTCCATCACGGCCAGCCCCGAGCACTCTGGTCCTTAACCCTCCATCCCGATGATATGAACGAGCTCAAACGCATATTGCAGCAGTTCAACAGCAACCTCTACTTGACCTGCCAGCCACCCACATTGGCCATCGCCAAACGTGCCTTGAATATGAATTGACCCGACTTCCAAAAAAAGTCGCAATCATGCCAACCACAACAATAAACCGTGAGGATTAAGGGGAGGGGAATCAATCGCGATAGTCGGTATTTTTATGGCTGTTTTACAAGAAGGAGTATCAATATTTCCAGAGCGAGACCTCTCAAGTAGGGGACAGATATTTCTAAGAATATTCACGGTAATGACGTTGGTTATAACGGTGAAAATCAAACTTAACGTTCCATAGGGGAAGGAAATCCAGCACAACGTACTGATTTAATAGTGGACTCTTGTATCAAAATGGGACATTTCGGTGATGTGGGGCAGGGCGGTTGACTGTGTTATTCTGTTGTCGCTGCAAGAGCATCTGCAGGGGGAATCAACCAGATATTGTCCTTCTGCTTTGGGCAGTCAGATCGCTGGAGGTCTGTGTGTAGCCTCGATTCTGATCGATTTCCGAACCTTTAAGCTAAGGAAAGGCTGCGGGCTACTTCTTTTAATAAGCCTTGTTATCTCTCACAATGATGCCGATAACCCCATTTATCGGCATCATTGTGGTCTATCTCTAATCCGCTCAAGTACACTCAGAATGAACGCTGATACAAGCCAGATAAATGCGATGGCAGGGGCCTTAAAGAAAGCCAGTGCAGGCCCTATAGAGTTAACGCCACATCTACGTGCAAGATGAATGAACTCCTTGTTGTTTGAAAACAAATACTTAAGGTATGAATGAAACATTTGGGTTATCACAAGAACATCCTTCTTTAGTGGGTTCCTGATAATTTTACCATATATGCCAGTTCATTTTTTTGAGCCACCAGATTTCACCTGAGCATTGTCACATCGGCCTCCCTGCAGTAAAAAAAATCGTCTTTTCCTATGTTACTATTGATAAAGACTCTAACAATAGGAACAAAAGAATCATGAATTGTTATCAGTATTCTATATCGCAAGATGGTCTTGGTGTTTTGCACCATGAGGGTGAGCGTCAGAGCGTTTTTTTAAATGCGCATTTGATCCTAGCGAAGCCAGGGCTTAATGCATCTGACAGAATTGAAATACAGAATATGCTTGAATCAATCATCTCAACTAAGGTTCAGTTTCTCCGATACCAAACATCTGGGTATCTATTCGTAAAGACCGCAGCTAACTGAGTTATCTTTCTAAATCTCTGTCTTGGCCCCAATCCATTTCACCTAGTGACGTGGCATTGGGGTCACACTGTGCCAACAGTTCTTCCAGTGTGTAGCTCGGCTGGCCACGCAGTTTGGCGCGAGCACGCTCCACATCATCAAACGCCGCAGTCAGCAGTGCCGGATCACCATCTTCAAGAGCAGCCTGCAGATACGCAACCATGTCGGCCTCGGTGGCCAAGCCGTCAGCCACATCAAAGCGGCTCCATTGCTCAGTTCTCTTCATTCAGCCCTCCTGCATCCGTCATTGCGCATAATGCGACGTTTTGTTAAATGCCCATCCGAAACCCGCCGATAAGCCACTCCACGCAATTTTGCTGGTTTATCAGGTATTTACTTGGATGGAACGAGAGTTGACCAAAAACTTCATTTTTCGTTGGTTTGAGTGCGGTTTATCAATTGAAGAGACGGCCAATCTTTGTTTTCTTTCTGTGAGGCAGGTCACATATTGGGATAAGGGCAAAGAGATCCCACCTGCTTATAAACGGCTTATGCGTATGGCTTCGGGTAGGGAATTGCCCACTATCTGGAAGGAATGGGAAGGCTGGCGGATGAAGAATGATTGCCTTGTCTCCCCGACAGGAGTCACCTACGACAGGAGAAGGCTGGAGGCTATAGCCATCATCCAAGCGGAGAGATCCGAACGGCAGATGGAAGCCTTCTACTGGAGGAAAAAGCTAGGCGTGATGTGATGTTTGGGGGCTGCGGCCCCCATTTTGTTGGGTTGATAGAAAAGACATATGTCGGCGCGTAGCGCCGCAAAAGCTGGAGGCTGCGCCCCCCGCGCTTTAGTAAGAGCGCCCCTGCTCTAAACACTCGCCCGAGTGGGCCTGAGCCGAGAGGTTGCCCGTATGGCCCCACCATCGAGGATGGAAGGGTTCCGAGAGGGTAGGGGATGGGGTAGAATTCCCCCCGTATTACTATACGGGGGGCGCATCCAAGGCCCTAACACCGAACCTCAATATTCACAAGGAACTGAATATGAATATTTTATACAAATACTACAGCGACTCACTAGATGAAGGCTATTTCAATGATCCAACAATGAAATTATCAACGACCCCAAAGCTAAATGATCCTTTTGAGTTTTCGGTGGCCAAGGAAATCAAAGAACTCTATAAAAACCATCAATTAAAAAATCTGGATAGCTCACTCAGTAGATTTTTCAACAGCATAATAGCCGACTGCAACATTGAATTAATCCTGAGTTCAACAGGTGTGATATCACTAACTGAAACACATCGAAATAAATTGATGTGGGCTCATTATGCCAATGAGCACAAGGGGCTTGCAATCGGCTATAAAACTGACATGTTTGACGAAATAGATATCAATAACTTACATAAAGATTACTTTTGCTCATTGCAGCCAGTAAAAATCAACTATGACTCCAAAAGATTTGATTACATAGATAAGTTAGATAGTGAATGCATAGAAAAAGACCTTGTTAAAAAAATTTTGACAACAAAAAGTGATGAGTGGATTTATGAAAAAGAACACCGCTACATAATTCCGATACAATATTGCGATAAATTCCTTTTCGATAAAAAAGATCACATGATGCCATTTCACTTTGATTCATTAGCAATACATGGCGGGCCTCTAATTAAATCCAAAGAATCCGGTGATTATAAATTCAATCTGGAACATGATGGCCTTTTAAATACAGTAACGGCAAGTGCAAATATGAATGGACTATCCTTTTTAAAAAGGATAGATAAAAGCAAAATACACTCAATATATCTAGGTGTTAGGTATGACAGAAACAAACAAGAGAAACTCATAAAAATACTCCTAGAAAACAAGTCATCGCTAGGTCATGTAAAGCTTTATAAGTACGAAGTAAATCCAGAAAGATTTGAACTAGATGAAAAACCTATACCATGGAATAACTAATAAAACTCAATCAATAAAAAGAACTATCTCACAGAGAAAATAAAAAAAGAGGGCGGTAATATACTACCCTTTCAAATTTACCAAATAATCCAGAATCTGGGCTTGATGGTTTCATGCAATCGCGAAACGCTTGAAAGGCAAACAGGCAAACAGGCAAACAGGCAAACAAAAGAATACTGCTTGTAAGGTCTGCCATCCTGCACTTCTCTGAATTAACTACCATATTTAACATAAATAACAGCGTTACGCAGTGATTATAAGACTGCCGCGCTATCGCTTGCCCGCCAGCTCGTTCAGTACAGCGAAAAGAAGCCGTACTTCAGAGCTGGCCATAATTATGTCCGGTCATCACTTGGTTTGTTTTTGGTATCACCGCCAGCAAAGAGGGCAGCATTGTATTTACGGCGCAGAGCGTCACCTTCTGGATCACAATATACGTCAACAGGCTTGCCCTGATACTTCACCACGGCATGGCAGGCGCTCATAGCATCCACGCTGGCCAGTTGATCTGGCCAGTCGTCACTGTAAACAGGTTGCACATCGTCACCCTTGCGCAGGGCAAAGCAATACTCAACCCGATATGATCCCCGTTCATCCTTGACCAACACATGACAACTGATGATCAGCTTGTGCCCCGCAAACGGCCCTACAGAAAGAATCCCGCTATCAGACGCAACAGGAGCGCCGCTAGGACGTACCCCAGCAGTGGGCGAAGCACCCACCGCCCCAGTAGTCGCAGCAGCGGCAGGAGAGGGCGCAGAGGCTTTACTAGGCTTATCAATAAATTCCGGCTTGATGAGACCAAAATAGAGACAGAATCCAATAACACCCAGAAAAAACAGAATTTTAGGATCTCGCAGAATCGAGCTACCCGCGATTGTATCCGTGACTTGGCCTGTTGTAGTTGAGTCGTAGAGCTTGAAAACATAGTTGGGCACCTTGTTGAATGGCTTGGCCTGCAATACATCGGACATGGATGCGCCGCTGTTGTCCGCCAGATGCAAGACCGTTTTATAGCGCTTCCCAAAGCCCAATATCTTCATGTTGGTGTGTCTGATCGCCGTCTCTGACGCGGCCCTGATCACGGCGTGAACCTTCTTGATGTTCGGGGTGGTAAAGACAAAATCCCAGTTGTGGTGACGGTGCATATCAAAGGCAACGTCTATGGTTTCCGGTCGCCCGTCAGCCTTGGCGACTTCCGGCCCACCCGGATAATCGAGTCGGTCTAGGTCGCTCTGACGCCATGCAGGCGGAAAGATCCGCTGCACTTCATCGACCAGAAAGAACACCCCCTTCGGTGCCCAGTGGTAGAAGCGGGCCAAGTGGTCGCGACCCTCTTGGGCTTCCGTGTCGATGTAAGTTACCTTGAACTCATCGGGCACAGCCTTACCCAGTACCTCTTTACAACGCTCGGCGGTGAACCCGCGAACGTTGGTGATGATGTGGCGGCCTGCCTTGATGGCGGGGATCACATCGGTGTGGATGGCCCCTGATGATTTGTAAGAGCCTGGCGCCCCGTGGTGGATCTTGATGGACATTTACCACCCCATAATGTTCAGCAGGAAGCGAGTAACGAAGGCTTGCGTCAGGATGGCGAGCCCCTTATCCAGATGGATGAAAAGCAGCATCGAGCGAAAGTCGGCGGGGAGGGCATTAAAGGATTGGGAGATCATTTCACTAAAGTGAACGTTCACCAAAATCTGCTTGGCAACGTCCCATGTGAAGGTGAGCATAAACAACTTAAACTCAACCCATTGCACCGCCATTCTGATTGCCAGCCATGCACCGAACTGCACCGCCAGTTGATATATATCGTTGAAGAACGAATTAAAGAACTCACCAAGCCATTCCATGACGTGTTACCTCTTAAATACAATTGCGAACGCAATGAAGTAGAAAATAAACATCATCAGCGCGGCGATGATGTTCCAATATTCTTTTGCAGGTGGACAAACGCGATAGTCTTTTCCGCCGTAAGTGAAAAAGTCGAAGCACTCCATAACCCCAGCAGAGCCGGAGAGCTGAAAATCAAAAATATCCCTGACTTCATCGCCAATATCTTTGTATTTGTCAGAGATGGCCTTGTTTGCCTCATCCAGTTTCTTTTGAATGGCTGCAACATCAAAGAAACAGTCATTACCAGAACATGCAGAAGAATACTTAGCCTCTTTCACAGAAAGCGGGTTGTCCCCAGAGCCTGGCAGCTTGGAGTAATCAATACTGGAACCATCACCACCAGAGCCACCGCCAGCCTCGCCGGATGCCAGCTGACGCTGCAACTCATAGAAAGCCTGCAACAGATCACCAGAGTTATTGGCAGTCGTGCCGCCTGTTCTGCTTATATTGTCGTTGATAGCCTCAAGCATATTGAACAGCTGCTCTTGATTGGACGAACCAGTAGAGCCGCCAGTAGAACCACCGCCCGTTGAGCCACCACCAGAAGAACCTGACGACATTTGCTCCATCAGCTGACGTATGGCGTAAACATTACCGGCCATGCCATTACGACCCAAGGCGCCCTCAATAGCAGCCAAATGGCCTTTAACATCGCTCATCTTGAAATCTATATTATTCAAAGAGCCATAACGCATGGAATCCAAAGTGCCAAAAAGTTTGTCCTCGAAATCCTTTGACATATTACTACCAGTTCCTGTTGCACCAGAAGCGGAACCAGTATTGGCGGTATTAATGGATATTTCTTTCAGTAATGGCTCCATACGTGACAAATACAGTTCAAATCCATCACGCTTATGGCCTGCCACTCTGTTGTATTCTGCGATTTCCTTTAATGATTGTTGGGCGGCCTCGGAGGCATTAACAATGCGCCGCGAATCACCCGTTAATTCATTAACACGTTGATAAATCTTGTCAGTATTTTCACTAAAAGCCCCGATATGTTGCCCAAGGTTTTTATTTAACTTGGCGATCGTTGCTGAAACAGATGTTCCTGTTGCATCACCCAAAACCGGATTAAAGAAATCCCAATTTTTGGGCAACCCGCCATTACCTGAGCTGCCCCCTTCAGCAGGTGTGTTACCACTACCATCAGAATCGCCGTTACCACTTGAATTCTGTGTCCAGTCACAAGCGGCGCCAGTTGTTTCAACTGGCCCTTTTTTGTTTGCTAAAGGCAATTCAACACACACACCCTTGCAATCAACTATACATCCACCGAGCTGGGAACTTTCAAACTTTAAACAAACGGGTAAATTAGTTGCCACCGTCACGTTACCCAGCTGAACACCAACAGGACAACCAGCAATAGCAAATGCAGCCGATGGGAATAACAATAAAAGAAAACCTAAGCGCACACAGCCCCCAATATAAAAAAGGCGACCGGAGCCGCCTTAAATAGAGAAGGATGTTCGCCATCCCTCGACAAAGAACAAAAACCAGAGTGTCCCGATAAGAAGGGACATGGTTTAGGCTTTACGGATCAGGGAAATCACGATACCTGTAGCGGTCACCAGTGCGACAACCAGCAACACCTTGGGAGAGGTGTTAGTGACGTCAGCTTGCGCGGCTTCCATTGCCTTGGCTGCGGCATCAGAGAGGCCAGTGCCACCTTCGGCCATAGCAGCATTAGCAGACAGACCACACACGGCCGCAATGCAAGCATTACGGAACAAGCCTGATACTTTTTTCATTATTTTATCCTCGTTTTGCACCAACAATTACACGGGCAATTGCGCCCAATTTTACGCCCAAGACCCAGACAGCAAGGCCAGAGCCAAAGGCAATCCCCACAGTGGATATATCGAACTGGAACCAGTTTGATATATCCGTGAGTCTGGAATGCTCCTGCACAGTCAGGAGCACATATTTACAAGAATCCCCCTCGGATAATCGAGCATATCCCTCGGAGGTAATATCTAGACAAAGCATTATCGCGCCCTCGTCGTCGCTCGCTGCGCGCTCTCGCTCCTCCTCCTCGGTGCGCGGCGGTTATACCGGCTTTTTGTTAGGCTGGAAGCCAACAACCACATTTCGGGTCGGATTCTGGGGATCGGCTTCAAGCACAAGATCAATGGCAACCAGCTTGGGGCAATCGGCCATTTCTTTGATAGTCGCCGCATCATTACGAAGGGCCAGTTGGCGAACTTCATAACCCCATGAGTGGATATTGCACTCGGGCTTGTTGACGTTATTTGCAGGAGCCAGATATTCCACTTGCGCGAAATCATAAGGGACAGGAGCGCCAGATTTACGGGACACACCATAACCATGAGTAACACGAGTTACCAAAACACCAGTGAGCAGGGACATAATATTTACCTCGTTGAAGAACCTGATTTATAGGTCAAACTAAACAATGCTCACCCGATATAAACTCGGGTGGTAGCGGCATTCTTAACCGCGCTGGAATATCATCTTCTTTAAGATGCGCTGTTAATTGGTAAACAATCGTTTCTGGGGCGAGCCCCTCAACACTTGCTAACCAATTAACAAGGCGGCCCGCCATCCGAGACATATGGAAAACCGCATTGTCCCGACTGGTCTTGAACTTGTTTTTAAAAGTGGTCACACGTACCGGAACAGATTCCGACTGTTTAACAGCATCAAGCCATTTGGCAAATTGCGGATACATCCCAGCAAAATAAGGATCGGGGTTAATCAATACATCGAGCGGAATTATCCGGTCTTTATTATGTAACTCGCCTTCGGCGCGTACCCAATTTGGGTTCTCTGCCGATTGCATCTGTTTACCCTTTTCGTATACCCGAGCACATTTACCGTTGATCCGGCTGCCCACATAAAAAGAGCAACCCTTGGTCGGTGCCATGCCAAACCGCTTTACGATGCCCTTGGCAATCTCGGATATAACGAACTCGCCGGATTCGATTTTCATCCACGCCGGAGCACGGCCCCGCTCTGGGTGAAACTCGCCAGCCTGAGCGCCATCAATGGCCCCCTGATAACTGATCACCTCACCGCTGTAGTCATCGAGCGCCAAATCCACCCGAGTGATACGAACAGACGGAATGTGAGAGATAACAGAGTGCAAAGCCTGCATATCGAGGGCGGCACAACCCACGCCGGAAAAACTCACCATGCAACCGTGGTTGGCAGCCCCCCAACCAATCAGGCCACAAGGGAGGCCATCACACAGCAGGTCGGCCGAGTTGGCGTAACCATGCAGACCGGAGCGGCGAGGGCGCATAGTGAAACGAGGCTCGGGGATAGGCACCCCGATCTTGGTGTTCAGTTCTTCCAGCCACAGTTCGATCTCGGAACAGCAGAGGGCATCGAGAAATTGCACCCCGTAGCAGTCGATCAAATCGTTGTAGGCTTCCCAATACTTGGCACCCTCGACCACCTCGAACTGGGAGAACTTGAGCAGGGATGCGCAGACAGCTTTAAGCTCTTTGCGCATGTCGGCCCGAGAACGGTAGTTAGAGTGCAAGGCCCGCTCCATCATTTCGGTCATGGAAGGGGTAAAGACGGGGGCAGGGGACTTGACCACACCCTTGAGGCTCAACCGCTCGGTGGCCTTGTCGTAGACACGCGCCGCAGTAGGGGCAGGGGTTGCACCCAACCGCTGCGCCTTATCACAGAGCCGCTCTGACACCTTGTCGAAGTGGGTGAGGGGAGCGAAACCAGCCGGACGCTTCCACAGGTAACGCAGACCCTCGACAGCAGGCTCAGAGAACGCCGCTTGCAGGGCTTTTACCTTGGTGTCAAAGCGCGGGATAGCCTTCAAGAGCGCACCTTGTTTGGCAAGCTCGGTCATCTGGCGCAACTCGGTCGGCGCCCAGGTGAAGGACAGATAATCGATCAGGGTTTTGGTGCCGATAACGCTATTTATCGGCATCACGGATTTATGACCAGTCATCGAAAAAGACTCCCTGATCATAGAAACCTTGCCATGTGTCCTCGGTCACTTCGACCAGCTCGAACACGGTATCGGGGTACGTCATGGACAGATAGACCCGCAGCTCATGCAGATCCCGAAACATCTCGACCTGACCCGCGATGCAGGCGGAGAGATCGCCAGTCGGTTCAGCCTGCCAATAAACCTTTCGCTCAATGAGAGCAGGCAGATCAAGGTTTTGTGGGCTAAAGTGGGTCATGGTTCATGCATTCAAATGATTTGTTGAATGGATTCAATCATACGAATTGTTGAATGGGAACAAGCCGTTTTTTGCCAAAATCGGTATGATGGGCCGATTGTCTAACCACTCAGGAGACAAAAAGATGGACTCGAATACGCTGATTCAAGCCTACATGAGGGCCAAAAAGTACAGCCAGTTGCAGGAAGTCGCCGCAGACTTGGGATTTACCACTTCCTATATCTCTGCGGTGAACAAAGGAAAGTCGCAACTCACTGATGCAACAGCAAAAAAGATTGCCGAGGAGATCGGCTTGGACGTGCAAGAAGTACTGCTAAATCTGGCCGCAGTCAGGGAAACCAATCCCGAGCTAAAACGCGCTTGGTATGACATTTTAGCGAAGTACACAAAAGGTACAGGCACGGCTGTAGCCCTTGCGGTTGCTATGTTCCTGACCCCCAGCCACGGGCCAGACAACACTGCGCATAATGCATATTATGTTAAATGGAATATCTTGTTTCCTGTCACCACTTATTGA